TCTTGGAATGTTGTTAACTCCGACTGATGTTACACAATTTGAGGCAGGCGATATGAAGGGTGATATGGGTAGAAAACCTAAAGCACTGACTTCGTTAGTACGTAACTGTGTAAATATGTTCGGTTCATATAATGTCGGAATGGTCTGTACTAATCATACATATGCTAGTCAAGATATGTTCGATCCAGATGACAAAATTTCCGGAGGACAAGGCTTTGTCTATGCATCCAGTATTGTCGTAGCAATGAAAAAATTGAAACTTAAAGAAGATGAGGACGGTAACAAAGTAACTGATGTACTCGGAATTCGTTCTGCTTGTAAAGTTATGAAAACTCGTTACGCTAAACCCTTTGAAAGTGTTCAAGTCAAAATTCCTTATGCTACTGGAATGAGTCCAACTTCCGGTCTTGTTGACATGTTTGAAAAGATGAATGTATTATCTAGAGTAGGCAATAAATTAGCGTATACTAGTAAAGATAACGGAGAAATTATTGCTGAATTTAGAAAAAATTGGACAGAAGATAAATTAATGAAAATCATGACAGAATGGGATAATTCAACGATTCAAGAGAATGTTCTTGTTAATGATTCTTCGGAGGAAAATAATGGATGATCAATTAATTATTGAAATTTGGGAAACTTTTAAAGATTATATTCCAGAAAAAACCAGAGATACGGCTGCTAGTCAATTCGTCGATTTCTTACAAGGTAAAGATGTTGACGAAGATACACTTAAAAGCCTATTAGGGTATGACTCATTTTTAGATTCTGCGGTAGAGTTGGTATTAGACACTGAAGAAGAATTTGAAGATGAAGAAGATCAAGAAGAAGATGGATGGGATTGGGAAGAAGACGAGGAATAAATGACCTGGTATGCTAAAGTCTCAAAAGACATAGCACATTTACCTAACTGTTTAGACTATTTTTATAACCAATTAGAAGACGCAAGAAAAGAGGTCAAAATCTACGGTAATGTAGAAAAGGCCTCTTCTTCTTTACCGGGCACAGTTGAACATAGATTTAATCAGTTACAGGAAATCGAAGCTATTTTGGAATATTTAAATATTGAACTAAGACGAATTCGTAGTAAAGCTTTTAAAAAATATTTAGAAAACTATCCCCGTGCTCTAAGCAGTCGAGATTGTGAAAAATATTCCGAGGGAGAAGCAGATGTGGTTGATATGGAAAAAATTGTTAACGAATTTGCATTACTTCGAAATCAATGGCTGGGGATTATTAAGGCTTTAGATATTAAAGGATTCCAAATTAACAATATTATTAAATTAAGAACAGCAGGATTGGAAGATATTGTCATATAAATTATGTTTATAGAAGATTTAATCTATTCACTTTACATTAATTGTAAAGTAAACAAATTTGACAGTCCTGTACTGTCTAGTTTTGTTTTTCAAAATAGTTCTGGTATTGGTTTTACAGAAAAACAAAGTCTGTTGGCTCTTAAAATTCTAAAAAGATATCAAACAAATTTAAAAGCAGTAATTAAAATAGATATTGGTATGTTTTTAGATAATCCTAATTATAAGTATCCAATTAGAAAGACAAATACCAGTAAAAAAATCCAAATTATTGAACATCCTAAATGGATTAAAGCAATTAAAGTGGAATTTCCATTTAATAATGAGAAAATCGATATTATTAGAAAAAATAAGTTAGATATCGGCTTTGCTGTTTGGGACAGTGACCAAAAAGCATGGATTTTTAGTCTAGATGAGAAAAATATCAAATTTTTACATTCATTTATTGATAATGAAGAATATGAAATTGATGCAGAATTTAAAAATTATTTAGAGCAATACGAAAATATTGTAAATTCTTTAGAAAATTATGTACCTATGATAATTTTAAAAGATGATAGACCAGAATACGTGAATGTCAGTAAATTTGTACCAAAACTACAGTCAACTGATATTGTTACTGCATTGTTCGAGGCAAGAAAAGCTGGCATTTTTACTTGGAATGAAAGTATTTCTACATATCTCGATAAGATCAATTTGAATCAAGTGGTACGAACCTTTCTTTCTAATGAAAATCCACATTTCTTAGAAATTGATAGCTCTACAAACTCGATAGATTGCTTAGCCGATATAATTAAATTTACAAAACCAATCTTGTTTGTCATACCTGGTGGAAGTGAACTGCAAAAAACTGAAATGATTTTTGATTTTTTAATCAAATTAGGATATAGTAATGACGAAATGAGTGTAATGTTTAGATTACCCAATAAAGACAGTAAAAATTTCAATGATTTTGTGAGGTCTAATAAATTGAATAATCCAATTTCTGAAAAAACAAAATTCGTCTTAGTGAGTATAAAACTACCTAAACCAATCATCAGCAGTAAAATGAAATTTAACAGTGTAATTAGTCTTGGAAGAATAAATGTCCACTACACGATACGAGATTTTTTCAAAAATAGAGAAAATTTGATATTTTTTTGCGAACCTAATAAACAAAAGGAATTGAATTTTGTCAACCTGTAAAATTGTTATCAAAGATGAAGTCAACATCAAAATTGAAAATTTAGATCTTGATGCAAGAAAAGCTTTGGTACGAAAATTCAAGTATGAAGACCCCACTGCAAGGTATCGACCGGCCTATAAATTGGGTCGATGGGACGGTACTGTGAGTTTTTTTGGTCTCGGCGGAACTTCCTACATTTCCATGCTGCCACAAATTCTTGAATATCTTGAAGAAAAAAATTACTATATAGAAGTTGACGATCGACGTAATAACGTATCCTTAAAATTTGACCAAATTTCTGGTGATTTTTGGGGAGAAAAATGCTGGCCTAAAGGTCATCGGTTTGAAAGTCAACCAATTAGATTACGTGACGATCAAGTTATAGTAATCAATAAATTTTTAGAAAACCCTCAATGTATACAGGAAATTGCAACTGGGTTTGGAAAAACTATTACCACCGCAACTTTAGCAAAAATATGTGAAAAATATGGAAGAACTATTACGATTGTCCCAAACAAAAGTCTTGTCGAACAAACAGAAGAAGATTTTATTAACTGCGGTCTTGACGTCGGAGTCTATTACGGAGACAGAAAAGATATTGGTAAAACACATACTATTGCAACTTGGCAAAGTTTGAATATTTTAGAGAAAAAATCTAAAAATGACGAAGAATTACTGTCATTAGCTGAGTTTTTAGATGGTGTTCAATGTGTCATGGTTGATGAAGTACATATGGCTAAAGCCGAGGTTCTAAAAAAATTATTGACACAAAATCTTTCAAATGCTTGCATTCGTTGGGGACTAACAGGCACAGTTCCTAAACAAGATTTTGAGTTCCAAAGTCTTCGTGCAAGCTTAGGCGAAGTTATAAATCGTGTAGCTGCACACGAATTACAAGAAAAGGGTGTACTGGCTAATTGCCATGTAAATATAATTCAAACATCAGAATGGAAAGAATTCGGTAGCTATGCTGAAGAACTTAAATTTCTAGTGACTGATAATACTAGAATGACCTGGATCGCTAACCGTATAGCTAATATTTCATTAACTGGTAATACACTTGTTCTTGTTGATAGAATCGAGTCGGGTGACTTTTTATCACAAAAATTATCTAATAGTGTTTTCATATCGGGCAAAGTAAAAACCAAAGATCGAAAAGAAGAATATGACGAAATTAAAACTAGTAACGACAAGATTATTGTGGCGACTTATGGTGTGGCCGCTGTGGGTATTAATATCCCTCGTATTTTTAATTTGGTTCTTTTGGAACCCGGAAAAAGCTTTGTTAGGGTTATACAATCAATTGGACGAGGTATTAGAAAGGCTGAAGATAAAGACTTCGTCCAAATCTGGGATCTTACCGCAGCAACAAAATACGCTAAACGACACTTGACAGAACGTAAAAAATTTTATAAAGAAGCCAAATATCCATTTGAAATACAAAAACTTAGTTACGTTTAAATTTGCAAACAATTGGCTTATGAGTGTAAACTATTAATAAATTAAAAAAGAAAGACTTTCAATGCAGATTTTAACACTAGAAAACAATGCATTTTATCTAAACGATCTTCCTGAAGAAATAGAAGATGATATTAGATTTGCAATTTTAGACAATAGCGATAATCAAAATCCGGATCATTTTTTTATTCCTTTGATATTTTTAGAAAGTTTCACAGGACCAGCCGTTGTACTTAAGATAGGTTCGCATGAAATTACTATGCCATTGGATTGGTGTACAATAGTCGGCGATCCTGAAGGACCTGATATGGAGGTACTACCTCTTACCAGTTTAAACGATAGAGGATTCAAAACATTTTGTTTTAACCCACTGTCAAGTTTTAAACCTGAATTTTATGAAATTGATATTTTAGATATATATCAAGATGTTAAATGGTATTTTCCTAAAATGAGACAAGGTCAACTACTTTGTACACCATTACATTCAGGACCAAAACCTATTTGTGCTTACTTTGTTAAAGAAGTCAGTAGACAAAGTGAAATTGTTGACTATACAAAATGTTGGTAATTATGAAAAACGATAATTCAAAAGACAATGAAGATATTACAGGAAAAATTATTCTAGAAGATCTTAATTTAAATTTCGACTTTACTTTAAATCCACCTATTAACTACACAAATTATGTTTCATATCCATCATTAGAAATTGATCATTTGGAATGGCTTAAAGATCAAAAAGAACAAGCAGAAATAATTGAAATTTTTAAAGCATCTAAAAATAATCCAGCATTGCAAATTGAAATAGAAAAATTGAAATCAATTTATTATTTGAGCAAAGAAAATTAACATGAAATATAGCATCGTAGTCCCAACTTATAACCATTGTGATGATTTGTTGAAGCCATGCATTGACGCAATTTTAAAATATACCAATATGAGTCAAGTTGAATTAATTGTTTCTGCAAACGGGTGTGTAGATAATACTTTAGAATTTCTTGGTAATTTAAAAACAAAGTTTACTGAGTTAGGATTTGAAGATCATTTGAAAATTACATGGCACGAAAAACCACTAGGATATAGTCGAGCTACTAATGAAGGAATTAAATTGGCTACTAGCGATTATATTATCCTAATGAGCAATGATTCAATTTTGCTACCTCAACCTAAACATCGCTGGATTGAACAATTAGTTCAACCTTTTCAACAAAATGAGAATTGCGGAATTACTTGCCCCTTAAAAATTAAATCTGAAGCAGCAAATACTACATTTGGTGTATTTTTTTGTGTAATGGTGTCCAGGAAAGTGTTTGATCGAATCGGACTAATTAATGAAGAATATGGAGTAGGCGGTGGCGAAGATATTGAATTTTGTATAGAAGCAGAAAAAGCCGGTTTTGAAGTCTGCGAAATAGTTTCAAAAGAATTTTTGAGTAATATGTTAGTACATGTTGGCAATTTTCCAATCTATCATAAAGGAGAAGGCACTGTACATGATACTACTTTGATTAAAGATTGGCCGAAAACATTGTTTAGAAATTACCTAAGGTTAGCAAAAAAATATAATAAAGAATGGTACTATGCTAATGCAAAAAATATACCTGTAGATCACAAATCCTTAGAAGAACAAAATAAATTTATCTATGATGAAATTTTTAAAACAAATGCCTATAATGTCGAGAAACATGAAATTGAGAACAAAATTGTAATTGATATAGGCGCTAACGTGGGTATGTTTTCGTTACTGTGTCATGAACTATCTGCACAAAAAATTTATGCTATAGAAGCTCAACCTACTATCTATAAAATTGATCTGATTAATAATACGATTTCTCATTCAAATATTGATTGTTTTAATTTTGCTGTACTTGACGATTTTGGAAAATTTGTCAAAATTATTGATCAGGGTGGATTGAGTAAAATAAGTGATCAAGGAGAATCAACTCCTACAATTACACTAGAAAAATTCTTAGTTGATAATAGAATTAATCATAATAATATGGTTTTAAAAATAGACTGCGAAGGTTCAGAATTTGATATACTTTTATCAACAAGAAACGATATTTTACAAAGATTCGAAACTATCTATATAGAACTACATGGAGATACTCATCAAGTTTATAAAGATCCAAACATTGTAAGGAATAAACTTGTAGAAGCTGGATTTGTTTTAAGTAAACAAATGCCACTTCTAGGAAAAAATGAATTTGGAGAATGGATATCTTTGAATATATTTTGTGAAAAATGGAAAAGAGTTTAAACTATGAACTACTATCAACCAAAAATGACATTGGATTCGAGCGGAAATTTAGGGATAGGAACTTCTAATTCTGGTTTTGCAATCGGACCATATGGCGAATGGCAAAAAATTTTAAAACTTGCAGAAACTAATCCTGCTGTAAAATCTGCTCTCGATAAATTAATGACCACATATCATTTATCTAAAGATCATGAATAAACCTAAATTAGATATTAAGCGAGAACTATCGGCTGTTGATTTAAGAAATAAAGACTTTTATGATAATTTAACCGAACAGGAGAAAAAACTGTTTAGTCCTTTTATCTTAATGCGTTATACTAGTAATGCACAGGGAGATAGAGAAATTCAAGAATGGTTTCTAGAAAGAACCAATGAACTAGTAAATAAAAATCATTGGGATCTCAGTAAAAATCATAAATCTTTACTTTGGAAATTGTTTTCATCTGTGGGCATTGGTCAACCATTTTATCATCCTTATCTTGCAGCAGGAAAAAAGACAAAAGAAAATAAAATTGAAAAATTAATTGCTAATATATATCCGTCTATGAAGTTAGATGATATCAAAATTATGGCTAAAATGATGACTAAAGAAGATAAAGAAAAATTGTTCGATGATGTAGGATTTGATAAAAAACAACGTAAAGAATATGAATGATTGTTGGTGTTATGAATGTAAGAAAAATATTCCTATTCTACAAGAAGATGGAAATCCTTTATCGGGTATGATGCTTAATTTAGCATTAGTTACAATGATAGTCTGTAATACTTGCGGCAATAAAAGATGCCCTCGAGCAACTGATCATAGACTTGCATGTACTAATAGCAATGATCCTCACCAATTGGGCAGTAGATACGGAATTTATCCTCACCCTCTATTACCTTTATTGGATTTTGTGAATAGTAAAAAATGATTGATTTAGTGGCACAACCTTATAAATGTGTTCATTGCGATAAAAGTTTTATGAAAGATAAGACTTTAATTGCACATATGTGTGAAAGAAAACGTCGTCATCTTCAACGAGATGAAAAACGTGTTCAAGCCGGATTTATGGCATTTAATAGATTCTGGCAACTGACACAGAATTTAAAAAAGAATAAAACATACGATGAATTTGCAGATAGTAGTTATTACAATGCTTTTGTAAAATTTGGTAGCTTTATTAATAATGTTAATCCTATCTATCCAGATAAATTTATTGATTACGTAATTAAAAGTGGTGCTAAATTAGACAATTGGTGTAAAGATAGTCTATACGAGAAATATCTATATGATGTATTAAAGACAGAACCTGTTGAATCTGCTGTTCAACGTTCTCTTCAAACTATGATGGAATGGGCTGATGACCACAATTCAACTTTTGCACATTATTTTTTTTATGTTAGCCTAAACAAGGCAGTTCACGATATCGTTAATGGTAAAATTAGTTTATGGCTAGTTTTAAACTGTAACGGTGGACAAAAAATGTTAAAAAATATGAGCGATGAACAGTTAAATATTATCGCCCCTGCGTTTGATTTACCTCATTGGTTGAAAAAGTTTAAAGAGCATCCTGCAGATGTTGTTCTTGTTAAGGAAATTTGTAAAGAAACCGGTATTGAATGATTGTAATTACAATATACGGAAAAAATACGTTTGAAATAAGCGATATCGTGAATTCTTTAAAAAATAAAGGATTGCAAGTAGGAAAAGATTTTGACTTTGCGTTTTCAACAGGAAGATTCGATTGGAATGAGCGAAAACAAATCCCTAGTCAAACTGTGTTTTCATTTTATAACGAAAAGGAAGGCACATGGTTTGCATTGAAATGGATGTAATTATGAAAGAAAAAGATATACTCAAAAAATTTTGTTATGATCATAACATAAAGATCCTTGATACAAACAAACGAGCATACACATATACTAAACTGAATACCTCATATTTCCAATATCCGAACGATCTAAATATTGTTGATAGTCATACAGTACAGGACACTGAACCACTATATACTATTGAAATCGCATTCAGTGAATTAGAAAAAATTGCCGAGTTCGAATCACAGGTTTTTAATCATATGCGAGCTAAAGGGCATTATGATATGTTCAACATGATCATGGAACAAAAAGAACGTGAAAAAAAACTAAGAAATAATTATCCTGCTGTTCAAAAGGCTTACGAACAGTATAGTATGATGCTAAAATTAGCAGAAGGCGGTGATTTATGAGATTAGAAGGATTTGTTGAAAAGGGTTGGGGACATGAACTTATTTGGGCTACTAATGACAAATATTGTGGCAAACTTTTGAAATTTAATAAAGGTGCTAAATTCAGTATGCACTTCCATGCTACAAAAGACGAGACATGGTATATCTTGTCTGGTAAATTTCTTGTTAGACATATTGATACTAAAACAGCTACAATACACGAAAACGAATTAAATGAAGGCAATGTTTGGAGAAATACTCCACTGTTACCTCATCAAATTATTTGTATAGCAGAAGGAACTATTATTGAAGTTAGTACACCAGATAGTGTTGAGGACAACTATCGTGTTATGAAAGGTGATAGTCAAAAATGAAAATTTTGATCACAGGATATAAAGGATTTATTGGTCAAAACATAGTTAACGCTCTAAAAGATAAACATGAATTAACATTGTATGAATGGGGAGACGATACTCCGGAATTTGAGGGGTTAGATTGGTGTATCCATCTGGGCGCAATTAGTTCTACAGCTGAAAAAGATGTTGAAAAGATCATGAAACAAAATCATGATTTTAGTTGCGTGATATTAATGGCATGTCAAATGGCTGGAGTTAATCTGCAATATGCCAGTAGTGCTAGTGTGTATGGTCTTAATAAAAATTTCAAAGAAGACGCTGCTAAAAGTCCTCAAAGTCCATATGCATGGAGCAAATATCTTTTTGATAGACATGTAGAAACACATAAATTTAAAAATATATATGTTCAGGGATTCAGGTATTTTAACGTATACGGCCCTCATGAAGATCATAAGGATCAACCGAGTCCATATCATATGTTTTCTAAACAGGCCCAAGAAACTGGGGTCATTAAGTTATTTGAAAACAGTGATAGATATCTGAGAGATTTTGTACCTGTTGAACTTGTTGTTGATATTCATGAAAAATTTTTTAATATTAAGAAAACGGGAATCTGGAATGTAGGTACAGGAAAACCAACTAGTTTTGAAACTGTGGCTAAAACTATTGCAGAAAAATATAATGCAAAAATTGAATATATCTCTATGCCTGAGCACCTAAGAGCACAATATCAAGAATATACCTGTGCTGATTTAACAAAACTCCATAGTACATTGAATGAAAAAAATTATAGTTAATGGAACCTTTGATATTTTGCATAGGGGTCATATAAACTTACTTAACTATGCTAAAAGCCTAGGTAATCAATTATTAGTTGCTATAGACACTGACAACAGGGTAAAACAATTAAAAGGAAATTCTAGACCTATCAATAACCAAGACGATAGACAATTATTATTATATAATTTAAAATCTGTAGATATTGTTATGACGTTTGATAACGAAAAGGACCTAGTTAATATCATAAAAGAATACAATCCTGATATTATGGTAAAAGGATCTGATTATCAAGGTAAACGAATCGTAGGACAAGAATTAATTCCCCAAATTATCTTTTTTGATTTAGTAAATGGATGCTCAACAACAAATATCATTCAACGTATTACTGATAGGCGATAGTTGCATTGACGAATACAAGATTGGAACTGTGGACAGACTTAGTCCAGAAGCACCAGTACCTGTCATTAAACTTATAGAAGAATATACCCTACCGGGTATGGCCAGTAACGTATATTTGAATTTAAGGAATTTAGGATTATCTGTAGATTTTATTCATAATGAAGAAAAAGTAACCAAGACAAGATTTATTGATAAAAGATCCGGTCAACATTTATTAAGAGTCGATAATGAACCTAAAGTTTGTAATTGGAGCGGTAAAACTCCCGGTGCAATAAAAGAATATGATGCAGTAATAATTTCAGATTATAACAAGGGATTTTTAACATATGAAAATATTGAAAATATAATTAAACAATCCTCTGGTCCAGTTTTCATAGACACTAAAAAAATCCAGTTAGCTGATATTAGCAGCAGGAATGTTTTTATTAAAATAAATGAATTGGAATATAAAACCGCTCGTAGTTTGCCTAGTAACTTGATTGTTACATTAGGTGATAAAGGTGCTATGTTTAAAAATAATCTAGAAGAAATCATTGTACCTACAAAGTCTGTGGACGTAGTCGATGTTTGCGGCTGCGGTGATACCTTTTTGGCGGCCTTAGCATATCAGTTTTTAATTACTAAAGACATTACTAAATCAATAGAATTTGCCAATATAGCAGCAGGACTAACTGTTCAAAAACAAGGTAACTACGCTCCTACACTAGAAGAAATAGAAAATGGATATTGATATTGATTTTCCAGATAGAACTTTAATCCTTAAAAAATTAAAGCATATCCCGGCTGCAATTATAGAAAATAACACAGTCAAAAAACATAATACTGGTGTATACTTTCACAATATACCTTTTAATCCATTAACCGGAACAGCATCTATCGATTATAAAGAAGCAGAAACAAGAGGATATTTCAAAATAGATCTTTTGAATGTTTCTATATATCAAAACGTAAAATCACCTGAACATCTAGATCATCTATTGAACACAGAACCTATTTGGGAATTGTTATTAGAAGATGAATTTACTGATAATCTCTTTCATGTAAATGGCCATGGACAGATATTACGTCAAATGAAACCTAAAACTATTGAACAATTGGCTATGGTTTTAGCATTGATAAGACCAGCTAAAAGATATTTGATTGGACAGGATTGGTCTACAATAGAAAAAGAAATTTGGCTTAAACCCTCTAACAACGATTATTATTTTAAGAAAAGTCATGGAATTGCCTATGCAACTTTGGTCACAGTACACATGAATCTACTATGCGAAAAATTTTTAACTGAGATTTAATTTTTTGACCGAACAGCTCGAACTAATTGAATACTTTTTCTTTTAATTCTTTTTTCAGCAATTTCACTAAGATTGACCACTGGTCCAAATATTACATCTATATCTTTGCTATTAAAGGTTTTGATTGCAAACTTGAAAATCTGCATTTCGTTTTTTAAAAAAATATTAATAGGTATTTTTCTATTGCTTTCCCACCACCAAATTTCACCCATTTCTAAGAAAAATTTTCTATCTTCTCTATCCTTTATTACACTGATATCATATAAACTAGCAACATTTTCGTCAAGGTTGATGATTATACCAACGTATTCTGTCTCGTTACTTTTTAAACAACTGATAAAAGGATAATTTTTTTGGAACTCTAATGGTGTAGACATCTTCTAATAAATATATGTATGCAAAATTTACCAGTCTATTTATACCAAAATATTTTGAATGTAATATTAGATTTGGATCCAACAGTTTTTGGAGTCAATAACGTTATGTATCAACGAGACTTAAAAGTTCAAAAAGGATTGAAAAATTCAATTCGAGTACAATTTAAAAACAGTGACCAGAAACGCATTAGAGTTTATTCAACCGAAACTTATGTCTTTAGCATGTTTGATGCAATTAATCAGAGATTATTAATAGAAAAACAATTAGAAATTATTGATCAGGGCACAACTAGTACAAAAGGACTAGCAGTATTGACTCTGAGTGAAAGTGATACACTGGATTTAGACAAGTCTAGCTATACTTACAGTATTAAAAAATTAGAATCTGATAATTCATATATCCCAACTTATTCAAATACCTACTATGGTATAAACGGTACCTTGTACTTGAGTGACGATGTTTATCCCGTTTTACAACCCAGTACTGAGATAAGCAATTTTCCGTATAGTTTTAATGCGTCTACAAACTTGTATGAATACAAGAGTCGAGCTATCTATGCAGAACCTCAATATAACGGTAATACAGCTTTGCATACCGCAGCAATTTATATGACAGGGTTTAAAGGTTCTTTGAAAATTATGGGAACTTTAAACAATAACCCAAATGATACTGCTTACTATGCTACACTCAACACTATTACCTATTCTGGTTATACTGGTATTGACTATGTAAATTTTAATGGCATATACTCATATGTGATGTTCGTTTATATACCGGCGTTAGGTCCCGGGGATTTGAATAATAAAGATAATCAAAGCTATAGAGGCACACTAGACAAAATTCTTTATAGAAGCTAAAATCAAAGTGTGAACGATATTCTAATTACACTTTTAAATCTGTTACCGCCTAAAAGAAAAATCACACCCAGCGGTTGGACTAGTTTCAACGCGGTCTGTTGTCATCATAACGGACAAACACGCGATACACGAAAACGTGGAGGTATAAAACAGATCGGCAATGATAGCTTTCAATATCACTGTTTTAACTGTAATTTCAAAGCAGGATGGACACCTGGAAAACAGATCAGTAGAAATACTAAAAAACTATTTTTATGGTTAGGTCTATCCGAATCTGATGTTGGAAAACTTAATTTAATAGCTTTAAAAATAAAAGAAAAAGCAGCAGTTACAACACCACAATCTATCAATTTAGATTTACATGAAATATCATTACCTGATAATACAAAATCTATAGACCAATGGGTGTTGGAACAAAAACCCCATGATGATTTATTAGATGTAATCGACTATGTGATAGAACAAAGAAAAATGAATTGGGAGTGGTATGATTGGCATTGGAGTGAAATGCCTGGGTATCGAGATAGAGTTATTGTACCATTCTATCAAAATCATAAAATTGTAGGTTATACTGCAAGGAAAATCTCTTCGGGTAATCCTAAATATCTAACTGAAAGCCAATCTGGATACGTATTCAATATTGATAAACAAAAT